GAATTTACGCGTGAAGTCTCAACTGATGCGGTGACAGGTGAAAAGACCTATGGGTCTTGGTCAGCAGATCAAAGCTTTGCGGCAGTAACTAGTCCAGTTATTAAGGGTTATACGCCAGACCAGGCTGAAATTGGGTCACAAACTGTGAGTGGTGACTCCAGTGATCTTGATTTCACGGTGGTTTATACCAAGGATGCGCCAACAAAACCAGTTAATCCAATTCAACCAACGACGCCAGCAAAACCAGTTAATCCAATTCAACCAACGACGCCAGCAAAACCAGTTAACCCAAGTCAACCAACGACGCCAGCAAAACCAGTTAACCCAAGTCAACCAGCGACGCCAACAAAGCCGGTTCAGGCTGGTCAAGCAGCGGCTACTAATTTTGTGGATCAACGGTTGCCTCAAACTGGTGAAACTGATCAACAACACATGACGCTGAGTGGCTTATTACTATTAGCCATGAGTAGTTTGTTAGGGCTCTTTGGAATGACTAAGCGGCAGCGCAAAGAATAGGATGATATTATATGCTAAATCATCGGCAAACTAAGATCCTGTTTGAGAGCTTAGCAACCCTACAGGCTATTCAGAAACAAGCATACCAGATGTTAATGCAAGGGCTGACCACAACTGGTTTCTCAATGCGTGAGTGGGAAAATTAATCTATCTGGAACAACACGGACAAGCTACTGCTAGTGAATTAGCTGATGCGTTCATGGTTACGCGCACACTAATTTCCAGAAACACTTGGCGACTGATTCAAGATAATTTAATTCAATCTGCCAAAATTAATAAACTAAAAAACAGCACCCAGCCAAAATAGCCGAGTGCTAAATGTCCCAAGTTTTCACATATTAACTCTAATTACTTCACCATCTTTGAACGTGAATTCCATGTAGCGTTGGAAGATGGTGATTTTTTCTACCAAGCGACGAACCAATTGTTCATCAAAGTCAACTAAGCCATACTTGTGCAATTCGACTAATTTGTTGATTTCATCAAGGTTGTGTAGTTTGGCTTGTTGATTAGTTTCCCGACTCTGTACTTTTTCTTTTTGTTTGCGAAGGTCCATAATTTGTTGGGTTAGCGCATCACAATCCTGGTGTTGGCTGGCAGCTTGAATCAATTTCATCTGCACTTTTTCCAGCTGGTGGTCGATTTGATCAAGTGTTGGTCCTTTGGAGTTCTTGATGACCTTCATGATGTTAGCTTTAATTTGCTTACTGGCTAACTCGTGGCCTTCGATTAATTGATTGAATGCTTCAACAGTGGCTTCTTTTAGAAGGGGTTCTTTGACATTCCTGATCATACACCGCCGGCCAGTTTTACTTCTCCTTATCCGGCTAGCACAGCGCCAGACCGCTACTTTCTCTGGTCGATACCACATATTCCGTTGCAAAATGTCACCGCATTTACCACAGAATAATTTTTGAGAGAAGCAATATTTGCCATTAAGCCGTCGGTGCTTGCCGTTCTTTGTGGTAATCCCATTACGCCGTTGCTTAATGAGTTGCTGGACTTGCATAAATACTGATTTAGGAATAATCGCCGGGTGATCATTCTCCACGTAGTACTGGGGCATGATGCCTTCATTCTTCACTCGTTTTTTATTAAGAAAGTCAACAGTGTAGGTTTTCTGCAGAAGAGCATCACCCATATATTTCTCGTTCTTAAGTATTTTAGCCACGCCGCTAGGGCGCCAATTTTTTGTTTTGCCACCGGTCAAGATACCATCAGCTTTGAGCGAATCGGCGATTTGTTTCATAGTCATTCCGTTTAGGTAGCTATAGAAGATCCGTTTAATGACCTTGGCCTCCTCTGGTTCAATTACTAGATTTCCCTGATCATCTTTAGTGTAACCGAGGAAGTGATTATGATTGACAAACACTTTACCTTGTTGGTAACGGTATTGAATCCCCATTTTAACGTTTTGCGATAAGGACTCACTTTCTTGTTGAGCAAGGGAAGCCATGATGGTAATCAGAACTTCACCTTTGGCATCCATGGTGTTGATATTTTCTTTTTCAAAGAAGATGGCTACGTTGATGGCTTTCAGATCCCGGATGTACTTTAAACAGTCGAGGGTATTTCGAGCAAATCGGCTAATTGACTTGGTGACAATTAAGTCAATTTTACCGGCTTTACAGGCGGCGATCATTTTATTAAATTGTTCCCGTTTCTTGGTGTTGGTTCCGGAGATTCCATCATCAGCATAGATACCTGCAAATTCCCAGGTTGGTTCCTTTTGAATTAGCTCTTTGTAGTGAGCTACCTGAGTTTCGTAGGAGCTAGCCTGCTCATCATAGTCGGTCGAAACCCGGCAATAAGCAGCTACCCGGAGTTGGTCAAATGGATGTTGACTACGCCGCTGATGAACAGTATTTCCTTTTTGCTGGTGGGCAGGAATAATACGTACTTTACCCAATTAAATCACCTTCACTTTCGATAATGCTGTACAGATATTCTGCTTGCTTGATTGGATCGTTATAACGTTGTTTGATGATACTACGAAAGAAGTGTTCATCGATGGTGGCAGCTTTGTTTAGCTTTTCAGGTAACGCTAATCCGCATTTCAAGATGAAGGTTGCTTTGTTTGAACTGTTAACCACAATCTGTTGGACGAACTCTTGAAATATACCTTCATCAAATTCAGTAAGCTGTTTCTCTTTCTGGCACCAATTCAACAAGGTACGAACATCTTCAAAATTATTTGCTGAATCGGTATTCTTACCATTGAGCTGTTTAATCTTTTCCTGACATTGGTAAGTGTCTTGCTCGAGCTTAGTGGTTTGATTGATATAGATGGCTCGGTCGAGTAACCCAGTTTGCATCAATTCGGTGAGTGTTTCTGCTTTGTGGTCGTTATCCTTGATTTGTTTGGTTAAAGAAATCAGTTGACCATCGCTATTGGCATTAGCTTCTTCTTTCAGGCCTTCTAACAATGGCCGCAGTAAGAACTTCTCACTGTAAACTAGCTTATTTATCATATTGCAGAAGGCAGCTTCCAAACTTTTTTCACTGACTGCTTTAACTGGACACTGTTGAGCTGACTTCAAATGTTGCTGGCAGGCCCAGCAGATTTTATGCGGCCTCGTTTGTCGCTTGAAAACTGTACCGCAATAGCCGCAGGTGATCTTTCCAGAAAAAAGATAATGTTGTTGATACTTATGGCTACCAACTTCAATGTGGTGCTTTTGTGCTGCTTCTTTAATCAATACTTGAGCCCGATGGTAAGATTCATGACTAATCAGACTTGGGTGATGATCCTCAATTAGGTATTGGGTTATTTCGCCTTGATTAAAGTGACGGTGATATTGATCGTCACGGTAGGTTTTCTGGCAAAGCATGTCACCGGTGTAATTGATATTTCGTAAAATATTGATCACAGTGTTGCTGCGCCATTGTCCGCCACGTTTTGTCGGCACCCGCTTTTGATTTAATTTTTTAGCTATTTGGCTGGCTGATATGCCACTTAAAAAGCGTTGAAAGACTTGTCGTACAGTCTTGGCTTCAGTATGGTTGATGACTAAGTTGCCATCTTTAATTGAATAGCCATAGGGTGCTGAAGATACGTGGAACTTACCACTAGCAAACCGTTGCCTGATCGCCCAACGCAAATTACCTGCCGTCGAGTGGGATTCGTCTTGGGCAAGGCTGCTGAAGATGGACAAGAATAATTCACTGGCCATCTCTCCGGTATTAATGTGTTCCTTCTCAAAGATGATTGGGATATTTAATTGCTGCAGTTCTCGAACGATTTCCAGACAGTCAGTTGTGTTCCGCGATAAACGGCTGATTGACTTGGTAACTACAAGATCAATCCGGTGATTACGACAATCTGTCAGCAGTTCTTTTAGGGCATTGCGCTTGGTTAATTTAGTTCCAGAGATGCCTTCATCATAGTAGATCTTAGCCAGCTCCCAATTGGGGTGGTTGTTAATGTACTTTTGATAATGGGAACGCTGATTTTCAAGACTTTCAAGTTGTTCGATATTATCAGTGGAAACTCGACAATAGGCCGCCACACGGAGTTGTTTGACATCACGTTGGTAACCTTGAATTTTGGTAATGGTTGACATGACATTCCTCCTTTCATCAGTGTGGTATGTTAGCTCTAGAACCTTGATGTATCAACATTTCCAGGGCCTAATAGTGGTGAAAATGATTGCTTGTTTAAGGTATCGATTTGGTTGAATTCATCAGGCGTGATTAAGCCCTTTTTAAGTAGCTCCTGAATAATTTGCCGCGATTGCTGATAGTGCAAGTCGTTCATGAGTTGTTCAGAGTTAATTTTGTTGCTAGCTTGTTGCAGTGGTTGATGAGTCACTGATTGTACTTTTTTTGCCATGTTTAATTACCTCCACTGATAAGCCAGGAAAAGCGGAAAAGTAAACCATGGTAAAATAAAAAAGCTGGCAGAAAACCAGCTAAAAGTTGAAAAATCAAGATAGATTAGATATGATTGTAAATGAAAAGAGAGCAACGAGTTGCCCCTCGTTACCCTCAAACGCAGTTCAGGTGACTGAAGGATGGCTAACCATTATGGTTAGCTTTTTTTATTATCGCGTAGGCTTTAGCACAGTCAATGACTAGCTGGCCAATTGCCACGATAATTATGGCGGCAGTAATTGCCACTCATCCAGTCTTTTCCTAAATAACATGACTTTCACCTCCACAGTTCAGATTATTTGAGGGGTGTGTAGCCACGTTAACTGCTAAGCCTTCCATGTTGGGAGCGACCCAATACTTCCGGCCTGCTAATATTTTAGCATAGAAACAACAAAAAGCCTGCAGACCGTAGTCCACAGGCAAAAGTTACAATAGTTGATTAACTCGTTTTTGAATTTGGGTGGGGTCATAGCCAGCTCGCTTCAATCGGTTGATTCGCTCATTACCATTACCCCAGGAGCCACGGATAACTTCACGAGCAATTTGGTCAACTGACTTACGATTTAAGAGACGATTAACCTTTTCTTGGACCACCGCATAGTCGTAACCGGCAGCGGTTAAGCGTTGTTGACGGTCAGCACCATTACCCCATTGACCATCTAAAACTTCAGTAGCTAGTTCATCAGGGTTCTTTCTGGTGATTGGCTGCTTTTTGTTAATGACTGCTGCATAGTCGATATAGGAATAATCCAGATCACAGTTGCCATTGACACCTGGAACAGAACCAGTAGAGGAATGTTGCCAGATTCCGTAATTACCACTGTAGTTACAGCGCGGACCATATTCAGCCACCCAGACAGCATAACGCTGAGCGACAGCTGATGAAATATAGTTTTGTAGTGGTGACCGTGAGATGTAGAGACCGGCGTAACAACCGTTTTGTTCTAGCACACAGCAAAAACTTTTGACTAAACTATCACAGAAGGCACGTCCCTGATGGAATTGCCATTGTTCTTCAAGGTCAAAGTAAATTGGATAATCAAAATGACGGTTACCTAAAACAGTCAAACAGGCACGAGCTTCGTTAGCTGCGTCTTCGGGAGAAATAGCATAGGAATACCAATAAGCTCCTACTTGTAAACCGGCTGCTTTGGCTTGGGTATAGTGTTCTGCAAAGTAACGGTCTTCTTGGCTCGCTGACCGACCATAGCCAGCTCTGATTAGAACAAACTTAACACCACTTGCTTTGACTGCATTGAAATCCACATGTCCTTGCCATTCAGAAATATCAATCCCAGGAATCATGATTTATCACCATCCTTGTCATGTAATTGTTGGAGAATACTCTTTAACTTATCGGGCACAGGTAAACCTAAGCGACTGGTATTTTCCAGTAATGAAATTCCTTCATTAGAGATATAGAAAAAGACTGTTGCTGTTCGGATGGCCGAACCGTTTTTTAGCAGATAGACGTCAAGAGAGTGGGCAATACCTACTAAGAGTAGAATCAGCATTTTTCTAGTGAGACCACGAAAACCGATCTCACTGGAGAGTTTATGTTCATTAATTGCGCAGAGCACACCGGTAATATAGTCCGCCACCATGAAAATGAGTAGAACATACAAAAAGCCATCCAGGCCGCCTAAAAACCAGCCAAGAAATGCACCAACAGCACCAAAACAAGTATTGATGATGGTTAAACTAGTTGTCTTCATCTGGATTATCAACTCCTCTCGAATACTCGGCCTTGATCTCCATATACTCGTGGTTGTATTTAACATCGTCAATGAAGCCAATATTGTAGCCGCGTCCTTCAAACCAGATGTTAGTTTCTTCGTCAACGTCGTCACGGTATCGGATAATAAAGGACAATTGCTTTTCCAATTTAACGGATATCGCCGTGTAGTATTCCTGACCGTGCAATGCCGAGACTTTAGCCCATACATCACCGAGGCGAACATCTTTGTACATCGACATTCCAGTATTAGGATTTTCGCCGACATATTTCTTTTTCATTAGAGTAATGCGTCGATCTAGTTCACCAATATCAGCAATCTTACTGATACGTTTGTTTTGCTGTTGCATTAAAATTCCTCCTTCCGGTAAGGGGACAAAATGGCCCGAAGAAATTTAATCATGGCATCAAAATCAGCTGTTTCCCGATATTCATAAAGGTAAGCCACTGTATAGAGAATGGCGGTATGAATATCATCAGGGAGGGGATCAAACGCTGATAGTGGTTGGCGAAGCACATTCTCGACCGTAGCTGTTGCCGATCCAATCAACTTTGTAATGAGGTCATCTTCAACAGTGTTGTCTACTCTCAGGTAGGCTTTTGCTTCGGCCAAAGTAATAGCAGCCACATTTCATCAATCCTTTCTATTTAGCAGCCATGGACAAGGTTTTAATTGCTTCTGGTAGGATAACTTTGCCATCAACTCGTTGTGAGCCTAAGAAGCCAACTTGACCAGTTACGGCGTAAAGCTCATTAAGACGTTTAAAGGTTCGACCTTGACGATCAGCAATCCAATAGTAATTGAAATCACCAAAGAGTACCGGTTTATTGGCGGCAGCCAATGTCGGCATGAATGGACTAGTGTAAACCGGACAGTTAAGAATTCGGTCTGGTTGGCCCGCCTGAACGGAAGGTTGCCAAATGTACTGGTCATTCTTATCCTTCATTTTGCGGATGGCTTTCACGGTGTCATCGTTCATCAAAAAGACAGCATTTTGACGGTATGGCGCCGTACAATAGCCTTAAAAGTTGTCACTTTAAGAAATAAAAAGTGATGACTTTTGAGGCTATTTTTATGAAAATCACCTATTCAACGACTACTAAGCTTCGCTTATTAAGTCAATTTCAAAACGTT